CTACCGTCTGAGCACCGACTTGATCGTATGGCCGCCGCCATAGATCGCGAGCCAGAGTCCGGCGAAGCCGAGCAGATGCTCCCACGGGATCGGCGCAATCGACGCGCCCATGGTGGCGTTGACGATCGGCAAAATCACGCCGTTCCATGACCACAGGAACAACAGCATCCACGACATTGCTGGGCGCCAGCCCCAGGAGAAGACGCTACCGCGCTCGTCCTCGCGCTCCAGCATGCGGTTGCGCTGCGCGGTCGCCATCGTGAGATAAGCAAGCCATTCGGCGCTGCGCTCGTGCTCGACCGCCTGGATCTTCGCAGCCGCGTTGGCATCGGCTTCAATCGCAGCCTTCACCGATTCCGGTGTCGGCTGTGCACCGAAGGCTCGGGCGAGCGCCTCGACGACCTGTGCCGAGGCCTCGCCAGCGGTACCGCCGATATTGGTGCGCAGAATCGAGCCGAGGATCGGCGCCCCAAGACTGACAAGGAGCGGGGCGAGGATGCTAAGCATAGGTAGCCTCCTGCGCATAGGCTGTAGCACGCCGGGCGTTGATCACGGCGCGGATGATGAGGATGGCAAGCACCGCAAAGGCAAAAATGGCTATTCCAGCGAGAAACCAATTGCCAAGCTGCGCGCTCTGATCGATGGCGATCGCGCCAGTGCCGCCGGCGCCGGTTGCGCCGCCAGCCTGCTTGCGCACGAGAGAGCGGGCCTTATCAGCCTCGCCATCCAGCTGCTTCCTGACGACGGCGCAATTGTCGTTTGCAGCCGCAAGCGCCCAGGCGACGCCTTTGGCCTCAACGTTGGCGACGCGGCGGGCCCAGCCGCGACCGAACGTAGTCCAGATTTTGAGCGACTGCATGAAGCCAAGCCGTCTGGCGCAGATGCGCTTGACCGTCTCGTAGTCCGTTCCGCCGACCGAGGCGAGCAGCCATTGACGCCCACGCGAAACGCCGGAGTTCACAGAGGCGTCGTATGTCGCGAGATCAACGCCGACGGCAAGCGTCGGCCCACCACACGGCAGCCAGTATTCGTCAAAATAAATCTGCTCGGCCTCGGCCATATCGATCGTACGGACCGGACGGACTGGTCGCCGCTGCTTGGTGAGCCAGGTATGATAGACTGCCTCGGTGATGCCATACATCGTTTTGCCGCCGGGGTCAGCCGGATGATCAGACCACCCACCTTCCCATTTTTTGGTGACGTCATGACAGCGCCGGAACTTGTCGGTGCTCATCGGCGGATCTCCTTTGATGTTAGACACAAAAAACCCGCCTTGCGGCGGGTTACAAATTGATGGTTTGGCTGCTCGCGATGCGCGGCTAATCAGGGACCGTCGCCAAACAGCCTCAGCTTGATGGCAATGCCTGCGAGCAGTGCGAGCATGATCGCTGTGGTGATCATACGCACAGCGGTCTGGACGGCGGTACGGCGGATGAAGCGAATGCTGTCGAGTAGAGTTCGCAGATCGTGGACATCGAGAGCGGCATCCTCACCGTCGAGACCGACATCAGCCAGCGCTCGTTTTGCGCCTTTTTCGGCCGCACGCGTCAGGATCGCCTCAAACTCGGCGTCGGGTATGCGCACAAAGCCCGGATCGGAATGCGACGGTGTCATCGTGTCATACTCCTGGCTCAACCGATTTTGACGCCCCAAAACGAGGTGTGGCTCGCCGCAAAATATCCATCTGCATCCCGGAATGTGCCCTGGAGTTCGACTGTGTCGTCTACATCGAGCACCACCATGGTCTGCAGCCAGAGCGCCGTTGCTTCGGACACATGGGCGCCGGATATTTCGCCGAACGAGCCGCGGATTTCGGTGGTACCGTTCAACAGCAGCCGGCCGCGCATACGCGCTGTGGTACTGGAATTGACCTTGTAGAGCAGCGTCGCGCCAAAGAGATATGTGCCGGCAACGGGGGCAACGAAGCGATTATTGGCAGTGTCAAACGACCCCTGGTCGTTATAGTCGGTGTTGTTGATGGCGATTTTGGTCCAGCTATCAACAGCGACGTAGTTGTCATAGTTGGTGTAGCCCTTGAAGCGCGACAGCCGGGGCTGATCGACGATACCGGTCGTATTGTCGACACTTAAGGCGTCGAAGAAACTCGAGCCGTCAGCCGAGATCGCGAGCCGGAATCTGTCGGTACCGAATAGGCCAACCAGTGCCTTGGTGACATAACCGGTCTGGAAGACGTAGCCGAGATCGTTGCCTGCAGCCTCCTTGTTCATTGTGTAAAATAGATCGCCTGTGCCGCCCTCGGCCGCCGACCTTGCCGTCCAGAGCGTAGCATTGAGTTTGGCCGAGAACGGGTTCGCCATATCCGCTGTGGTGCCGATACCGAGCAGCGCCAGATTCTGCAGCGCCGACGGCGTGGTTCCAATCCAGCCGGAGCCATCGTAGACGAGCAGCGCCCCCTCGTCCTCAACCCATACCCGCCAGCCCGTGCGCGGCGACAGCTGCAGCCAAGCACCATCGGTGTAAAGTGCGACGCGACCATCCCAGCCCGTCCACGCGCCGGTTGCGCCAGATGCGACGATATAGCGATCGCCATCGGTGAAGCTGGCCGGCGGCATGGTCACGCCGCGATCCTTGACCGAGAGCTGGACGATACCGTCGAGGAGCTGCAGCGCTTCATTGACGGTGACGTGCTTTTGCGCCTGATCGGCCGCGAGCTGCGGCAGACCGAGATTGGTCGTCGACATAGTAGCTCCCGTCATTGGGGTGGGAAGGTCAGAATGTGCTGGTGATCTCGGCGCTGACGCCCGGGCCGAGCACCCGTGAGACCTGCGCAACGCGCCATGCCAGCGAGGCCGGCAGCCCACCGAAGTCGGCGGTCTGTTGGGCTGCGAGATATAGCGCACTCGGGCTGCTCACGCGCATGGTGCGCACGACAGCTGCGCCATCGAGGATCTGTACATTATACTCCTCGATTTCCTCGCCGAGCGGCACCTCGTTTAGCCAGGAATCGCCGCCGATACGTGTACGGCGTATCCACGACAGCTGAATGTCTCCCGAAGCCCGCTCACGGGTGGCCCTTGGATGCGCCGGCGCGAACGGCCTTAAGCCCTTGCCGCTATCGGTAAAGACGATCTCGCCGGAGAGGTCGCCGCTCGGCCCCTGCGGAACCGGCGCGGTTCGCCAAGTAATCTCGATTCCGATGCGCGAGACCGAGACGTTCGGGCGCGGCTGGCGCGCCGGATCAAGCAGGATGAACCGGCTCCCGGCCGGGTGGGCCGCGGTCTCATGTTCAGTGCCGCGTTGGCCGCGCAACAGCCGGCTCAGCCGGTAGCGGCCCTCGGCGATCAGCTCGGCACTGGCAAACTGGATCACCTCGTCGTCGATCAGAGCGGCGTTGCCGCCAGCCAGCACCCGCTCGTCGGCGAGGCTCTGCAGTGCCCCATGATCGAGCTGCACCTCGACCGCGTTGGCGCGATCCCAGCACCAGGCCGGCCCGGGTGCCAGTTCTGTCACCGTCGTGCCGATGATGGATGGCAGGCTCGCCGCGGCCGCAACCGTGTAATCCAGCGCATCGGCGGTCGGCTGGAACAGCGTTGCGCCGCGGAAGCGGCCGATGCCGACGGGGCAGGCTGCAATATAGAAGCTCGATGCCGAGGCGTCGTGGCTGTCAATCATAATCGGCATATCGAGGAGTTCGACGCGGATCGGCGCGACCGGTTCGGGTGCCGAGGGCGGCAACACGCCGCTGCCGGTTGGCGCGGTATAGAACTCCGGGACACCGCCATCGGTCGCCACACCACGCAGCAACACCAGCCCAGGCTTACCGTAGGTGACAGCCGTGAGGCGGATGCGACGCCAGACGCCGTCGATCGGCACCGCCACGATGTCGGTTGGATCGCATCTGATGGCGCGCGTCGGCAGCCGCAGGTCGACCGTCTCACGACCCTGCCACATCTCGCGCAGCGCGCGCTGACCGATCGCTTGCGCCTGCTCGACGGTGAGCACGACGGGCAAGCTCAGCGTATTGACGCTCTCCGACTGGCCGACCTGCTTGCGCACCGTGACCGTCGAGGACTGGTAGTCGCGGCCCTCGTCGAGATGGACGACGTCGACCGCGATCGGCAGCTCGGTATCCTGGGTGCGCTCGACCTTGACGCGGGAGCGATCACTGTCGTTCTCGCTGGCACCGAGGTCGTTCGGATCGATAGTAATCGGAGAACCTGCGCCACGCTTGACGAACACCAGCACGCCATCGCGCTCGACCGCGTCGAAGAAATACGCCGTCTGCAGCACGGCAATCATATCGCGCACCGGCTTGCGCTCGGTCACGACATAGCCGACGACCTCGTCGTCAAGCCCGGTGACATCGAACTCGCTCGCGGCGAGACCGGCCCGCAGGCAGAGGTCTCTGACGATCCCGGCAAGCTGCATGTTGCCTATCTTCCCTTCGATCCAGTGGCCGAGCCGGAAGTTGTCACCGTCCGACCACACCTTGGTGAGTGTTGGGAAGAACGGATAAGGCCGCGCATCCCAGCACCAGACGAAGCGTCGGCCGATCATCGGCCCGTCATAGAGTGGCGAGGTCGGATTGTTAGCCGGATCGCTCCAGAACTGTTCCGTGGCTTCGATCGCCACCCGCTGAACGACGCGGTCGACCGCACGGTTGGAGTAATAGGGCGCAAAACTCTCGATCGACTTCGGGTCGATGAAGACGTTGGGCTGATTGGTGGCACAGTTCACCGTCGGAAAGCCGTATTCGGTGAACCAGATCGGCTTGCCGCGCGGTACCCAGCCCGTGGCAGGTCCGGTCGGCACGCCGCCGACGCGCGGGACGTGCTCGTTCTCCCACCACCAGCGGATGTTTTTTATCGCCCAGAACGGATCGTCGATCGGCATGCGCCGCGGATCGAGGCCGCGACGTCCGAGATCGCGGTCATCTTGCGTCGCATAGTAGTAGTCGATCAGTTCGCCCGATGCCCACCCGGCTGCGATCGCTGCCTTGTCATAGACGGCGCGCGGCCGGTCGGTGAGCGGAAAATAGGCATCGATCCCGACCACATCGATATTGGGGTCGGCCCATAGTGCATCGAGCGGGAAATCGACATTGGCGCCACCGCGGTCGTGGTAGCGATATTCTGACCAGTCCGCCGCATAGGTGATGATGCAATCCGATCCGAGCCGGATCTTTGCCTCCGATGCAATCTGCCGCCAGAATGGCACCGCCGGATAGCCGCCGGTGCGGTCCCGGATGCGGTTGAGCGCAACCAGTTCGGAGCCGATGACGAAGCCGTCGACCCCGCCGGCCTGCTCGGTCAGCGCCATGCAGTGGCGGATGAAGCGTAGATAGCCGTCGTTGCGCTCGAAAAAGCCCGGCACATCGGCCGCAGCGCCAGCAATACGGCCGCGCCAGGGAAAGGGCGATGCGGCCGGCGGCGGAATATCCATCATCAGGAGTGGATAGAGCATCACCTTGTAGCCAAGGCTGTGCAGATGCCTAATTGCCCGGACGATCGATCCGTCACTGATCGTTCCGCCGTAGGATAATCCGGTCGAGCCGTCCGGCCTGGCGTAGGAGGAGACGAGCGGCCACCCGCCCGGCCAGCCGATGACCGGCCGACCGCTCCCCATCACCGACCACAGATACGGCGCGGTGTCGGGCAGTCGGTCGGGGGTGATGACGTATTCGGCGGCGGGCCGGATCGTGCAGGTCGCGGTATCCAGCGAGGTGCCGAACCAGGCATAGACCAGGCTGATCCACTCGACGTTCGGCACCTCGCGGCGCAGGTTGTCGATCGAGACGGCGAAGTCGGCCGCCTTGCGTCCGGTGTTGCTGTTGATGTTGGAATCGCGCACGCGACTGCGCACCACATCGGGCTCGTAGGCCCATTCGCCGCTCGCCGGCATCACGCAGACGCTGCGGACGAGATGGCGGGCATCGGCCACATCGGCGTCTGAGCCGCGATAGACTTCGATCTCGAAGTTCGGAAAACGATTGCCATAGGGCGTGAGATAGAGGTTCTCGAGGACGACGTAGGACAGGCCGCGGAACGCCGGCGTGCGGTCGGCGCCTTCGACTGCCTGGATCAGCGGATCGGGTGATTGTGTCTCGTCGCCGTAATAGGTGCGCATATCGTCGACATGCTCGGGATCGAGCGGCGTCTTGTCGAGCCAGATGCGATAGATCGAAGTGATCGGCGCCTCGCAGACGCCGAGCGCAACATCGGCATAATAATGGTAGCTGGTGTGCGTGATGGTTTGCGTTCCTCCCCCGCCACCGGCGCTGCCTTTGCCGCCACCGCCGACCGTCTCGGTTTCGGTGCGGACGATTTCACGAATACCGCGGACCCAGATGATATTGGCAGGCACCCGCATGCGGCCCCAAACCACCGGCATGGTCTGGCCATAGGCCGATCCCGACAGGTTGAGTTCGGTGAGCCGTGTGCCTTCGACCGTCCGACGATCCTGCTGCGGCCCGAACAGCTCGCGGTCGAGAATGCCACCGACAGTGGCGCCGAACAGCGCCCCGAGCGATTGGCCGAGCCCTCCCGCGATGCCGCCGCCGAGCACCCCGCCGGCGAGCGTGAGAACAAGCTGGGCCACGGTTCACGTCTCGATTTCGAAGGTGAGGTTTGGCAGCCGGTTGCCGAACGGCGTGATGGAGAGCCGCTCCATCATCACATAGGCGAGCCCGCGATAGGCGGGCGTGCGAGCGATGCCTTCAACGGACTGAATGAGCGGGTCGGGTGCCTGCGTTTCATTTCCAAGATAGACCCGCATGTCGCCGACCTTGTCGGTCTCGAAGGCATTACCGTCGGCGAATACGCGACGTACTCCAGCAATCGGTCCGATACAGAGACCGACGGCGACATCGGCATAATAGTGATAGGTGACGTTGGTAACGGTCTGGCCGCCACTGCCACCACCCTTGCCGCCGCCGCCAACCGTCTGCGTATCGGTGCGAACCTCCTCGTCGAAGCCGCGCATCCAGATCACATTCGCAGCCATTCGGCCCTTGCCGTAGAGCAGCGGGATCACCGCGCCGTAGCTCGACGACTGCACGCGCAGATCCTGCATGCGTGCGCCATAAACGGTCTGGCTGGCCGTACCGCCGAACAGCTGCTGATCGACCATCCCGCCGACATAGCCGCCAACCAGACCCCCAATCGCACCGCCGAGGCCGGGCAACAGCATATTGCCAAGCACATAGCCGCCGACCGTGAGGACGATTTTGGCCATGATCAATCCGCGATCCCAGGCATCCGGAACGCATGGCGGAGTTTTATCCGCCACCATGGTGAGAATCCGTGCTCGACCACCTTGCCGGCCTCACGGTAGCAGTGGATCAGCCCGTCACCTGGTGCGACATAGGCACAGTGGTGCGCCGGACCCTTGCCGGCGCCGAACAGCAGGATGTCGCCGGGCAGCGCATCGATCACGTCGATTTCGTGAGTGTGGGCCTTGAAGCCGAGATACATGCGCGGCTCGGCGCGATAGAGGTGCCAGGTCTCCGGATAGTCGTGCGGGATCGGCACCTCGCCGACGAACGGCAGCGCCACGCCGCGTACGAAACCGATACAGTCGCAACCGACACCCTTAAGCGATGCCTGATGATGCCAGGGCGTGCCGAGCCAGCTCCGCGCCTCGGCGATCACTGCATCTCGGGTGAACATCGGCATGAGGCAATCAGAATCAGTGAAGAGCGGCTTTCGCGAGCACGGATCTTCGGTGTTGTCCGAGACCGCGTCAGAGGTCATCACCCGCGCACCGGATAGGAGAAGACCTTGTCGTTGCCGGGGATGTGCGGCTCGCCGCGGAAGTTCAAGATATTGCCGAAACGGGCATGACAGGTCTCCGGGGTCTTATCGCAGCCGGCGACCAGCCGGACCTGGTCGCCGACCGTAATCGGTCGCGGCATCGGTGTGAACAACTGGATCAATTGACCGTTGTGCTGAAGCACTTCGGTCGCCGCACCCGCGTTTGCGCCGGTCAGGAAGGTACAGACGCCGAAGGTGTAGAGGCCGGTCGGCCGCACCGCCGGGACTGTGAAGGTGTCGCCACTGGATACAGCGCTGATGACGAGTTCGTCTGTCAGCGGAGCCAGCATGACCTTGCACTCGACGCTGCCCAGATCAGTACGACAGAGCCGTGAATAGAGCTTGCCCGCAACCTGCTGAAGACGATTCGCGATGCCGCGAATCTCCGCCGAAAAACGATTGTCGGCGCGCTTGACCTCGCCAAGCGAGCCGCGACGAAGGAGCACGCGACCTTGCGACAGGTCGGCCCAGTTGACGAGAAAGATGTCGATCCTGGCGCCGTCGAACAGACCGGCGGAGAGGTCCTCTGCCTTGAGCGCGTCATCGTCGAGGAACCCGTCCACATCGAGGTTGTCGACGGACAGATCGGCGCCGGATTTAATCGCGCTCGGCAGGAAGCCGGTTGCAGCTACATAAGTCTGGCCATCAATGACGAGGTTGCGATCGTGATCGGTGAAGCCCCGCGTCCACCCATCGGTCCGCTCCAGGCGCCAGCAGGTGGCGAGCGTCGTCACCTCGCCGGCAAGATGTGCGGCGAGTGCGGCAGGTACGGTCTTCATGGATCAGGCCCTGATTTCGATTAAAGCAATCGAGGAAACCTGCTGGATGTGATAGGCGACCGCGACCACCGGCAGATGATCGGTGTCAAAGCGGACCGGCACGTCAAACAGAAAGTCTGCATAAGGCTGTGTCGCGGGCGCAAGCCCGAACGTAATCAGCCCGGTCAGGTGGTCGACATCGATCGATACCGGGTTGCCGCCGACGCGAACGACTACGGTGCCAGCCTCGGGCTTGGTGATGACGCGCTGATCCGCCGAAGGCCCCGAGGCGTATTGCTTGGTCAGCTGCCAAATCAGCGGATCGGTGGTCGGCGCGAGCGGCTGGGCTTCGGCTTCAAAATCGTTCCAGTCGCGGAAGCGGAAGCCATAGGCGCGTCCCTTGCGGGCGCGGAAGAAGGCGATCACCTCGGCCATCTGCTCGCGGGTACGAATGCCGGTCGAGATGTCGTACTTGGCACGCGCCGCCGACCAGTTGACGTTGCGCTGCTCGAAGCCGGAAGCGACTGCGATGATGTCGGTCGAGAACTCCGGGCCACCAGTCGCCCCGCGTGCGACAGCATCCGGAAACCGCATATCGTGAAATCCGCTCACAGGTTGCGCTCCGCGCGCCGCAGCGCGGCCGCCATATCGGCGGTGATTTGGCTCTGAGCCCGCCGGAACGAGGCAGCGTCCGGCGTCGTCACCGCGAAGTTGAGGACGATCGGAGCCTTCGCGCCGCGCTCATAGGCGGCGGCTTCGCTACGGTTGAGCACCCGCTCACCGCGCTGCAGGATTGCCGGCACCTCGTCGGGTTTAAGGAACGCGCCGTCATGGAAGCGGGGCGCACTGTGGAAAGCGGTCGCTGGAACGAGACGCAGCGGTGCCGCGCCACCGGCAATGCCGCCAAAATGATAGATCGGCGAACCGAACAGTTTTGCGGTCGCCGCAACCGGGCCGACCCCACCACCGCCGCCGAACAGACCGCCAAATAAACCGCCGAACAGGCCGCCGGCATTGTTCAACGTCGGCGCGTTGCCGCCGAACAGAAGGTTTTTGAGCGGGTTCAGCACCGCGAGCTTGAGAATTTCCTTTTCGATGTCGGCGAGTGCAGCCCGCCCGGCATCCGCCCAGGACTTCCAGTCGAGCTTGCCTTGCGCGAGCAGATCGGCAAAGCGGTTCATCGAGGACTCGAACACGCTTTGCCAGCCTTGGGTGAGTTCGCGGGCATGGTCAAGCTGGGCATTGAGCGCGGCCTGGCGTTCGGCGTTGGCGAGGATGATCTGCCCCTCGATGCTCGCCGCCGACAGACCCTGGCGGCGCAAATCTTGCTCGGCCTTGAGCCGCGCGATGAATTTATCCTTTTCCTCGACACTTCGGCCGACAAAGGCGATCTCGGCCTGCGTCTGCTCGATTGCAAAACGCTGGTCGCGTGCCGTGTCGCGCAGGACCTTTGCTGCCTCCGCCAGCACCCGGTTGCGGGCTTGCTCAATCGTGAGCGCGGCCTGCTCGGGCGTCACTGTCTGGCCGATCAGCCCGATGCGGGCGCGCTCGGCCTCCAATGCCGCACGCCGCGCCGGCCCGATGGCGGTGACAAGTTCGATCTCGATCTGCTGCAGGCGGAGTTTACGCGCCTGCGGATCGACGAATTTGGCGTTCTCGCCGGAATAAGTCGCGAGCGCCTGTGTGACACGACGATAGGCGTCTTCGACATTCTGCAGATTATCGACATTTTTTGCCGCAAGCGGGTCTTCGAGCAACTTACCCAATGAGCTACGCAGCACCTCCAGCTGGCGGATCGTCTCGGTGCCGGGGACGATGTCCCGCACCGCCTCACCGACTTTTAGCGAAAGAGCGCGCGCCTCCGCTTCGATGCGGCCAATATCGGCCTGGTGCCTTGCATCTACAATGCGAGCACGAAGATCATCGGCTTGTCGCCGAAGCTCCGCCAGGACCCGCGATGGAGCACTGTTCGAGCCGCGCGACAGCGCCGCGATACGCTGCTCGATCCGGGCGAGCTGCTCCTCGGATGTGCCGCCGCCAGCGGCGCGGTCGATGGTGCGACCGAGCGCATCATAGGCATCCGAGGCCGAGCGCTTGACCGCGTCCCAGGCACGGCCAAGCGTAGTCGTCGCCTGCTCGGCATTAGCGAGGCTACTGCGCATCGCCTCCAGCAGCACGCGCTGTGCGCTGGTGCGGTCGTTCTGCTCAGTAAGACGCCGGATATAGGCGCGCGTTCGGTCATCAAGGAAGCCGAGCTGCGCATTGAGCTGATCTGCCCCGCGCACCGGGTCGGCAAAGGCCTCGGCGAGGGACTTGACCGCCGCGTCGACATCGCTGCCGACGGTGACGGCATAGTTTTTGGCGACGGCGATCAGGCCGGTGAAATGGTCCTGGCCGATCCGCCCGGTGCGCAGGAACGCCGCCTCCATCTCGCGCGCGGCGGCAACCGACACCTTGCCGGCGGCGGCACCGACCTGCGCGATACGATTGAGGTCGGCGACTGTGGCGCCAGCCGCGCGACCGGCGCCGGCAAGCCCGACTTCCAGCTGCTTCTGGCCCTTGAGCCATGCGTCATAGGCGGTCGCACCTGCGATCGCCATTCCGACCGCCGCGCCGGTGAGAAGCCGCACCGGAGTGATGACGGCGGCAAGCGCGCGCCCGAGGCTGCCGGCGATGCCGGAGAGACCGCCGGACTCCGCACCGAACGCCTTACCGAGCTTGAGCGTCTGGATGGTGAGCCGTCCGAGCGGCACCTCGCCGGTTACCGCCGCGTCGGACGCCAGCCGGAACGTCGCAATCAGCGCCCGAATTTGGCCGCCGGTCAGATTCGACGCACGGCCAAGCTCATTGAGCGCACCGGACGCCAGATCGAAGCGTTCCCTGGCGAGCGCGATCGCCTCATTATGCTCCGTCGTGGTGATGGTGCCGGCTTTGAGCAGCGCAGCCGCTTCCGCGATTTCGGCGTTGAGCCGCTTTTGTGCCGCACCGAGCGGATCGACCTGGGCGCGCAGCGCCGCGGTGCGCCGCTCGAGGTCTTCCGATGCCCTGGCTGCGCTCTCGAACACCTCGGCCGAGTAGCGCGCAGACTTTGGCGTGGTGTCAACACCGAGCACCGCGTTGAAATTACGCTGCGACTGGTCGGCGCTTGCCGCTTGTCGCGCGGCTTGCGCCAGGCGCAGCAAACGCTGGGTCTGTCGATCGGTGGCACTCCCGGCGGCATCCATCGCGGACGCGACGCCGCGAAACGCGCTCGTGCCGGCCTGCCCGACCTCGTCGAAGGCGCGTTTGATCTCCGCCTTACCCTCGACACCGAGGCGGATCGAGACGTTTGTTGCTGCCATCGTTCGCTCAAAATCGTGATGGGCTCAATCAATCCCGGTCGCGGGCATAGCCGCGCACGATAATCGGCTCGATCTCGGGCAGCACTTCCACGAGCAGCGGAGTGAGCGCGCCCATGGCGTCGGCCAAGAGCAGCACGGCGCCGAAATCCACGGCGTAGATGCCGCCGGGTGCTGTGCGCACCTGACCTGCGGCGCGGCGCAGCACCTCCCAGGCGGCGATGCCGTCGGGCGTATGAACCGCATGCTCTCGATACGGACACTCGGCACACGTCGTCGTGCACGCCGCGCAATAGCCATCGCCCCCACCGAAGTGCCATTCGGCGAGAGCGATCAGGCGTTTTTTTCGGCGACCTGCAGGATTGCTGGCGCAACATAGAGGCGGTCGATCGCGTCGAACACCGGCCACAGATCGAGCGCGGCATCGACATGGTCCGGCGTCGGTTCAACCGGATGACCTTCGGCATCGCCGATCCCTTCCCACGCCGCGATGCCGGCGCGCGCAAGCGTGGAGGAAAACGCCAGCCCGGCCTTGATCTCGGCGTCCCTACCGCCCGTGCGCAGCACCTCGGCCGCAGCGGCGCGCGCGACAAGAATGGCGGCGACGGTAATCGGGCGGAACCGCACCCGCACGCCTGGAACAAGGTCGAGCCAGAACGGCTCGCGGTCGATGGATAGCTTGAGCATGGTAGCGTTCTCCGAGGAACTGGCGATTCGGATTGAGTGCACGGATCGCGCAGACGATAACTTGACGGACTACGCGATTCGCGTAGAATGACGATGGAATTTGAGTGGGACGAAGCCAAGAGCGACTGGACCCGCCGCGAACGCGGATTTGGGTTCGAGGAAGCCGCACTGATCTTTGAAGGATCGGTGCAGACCACACTTGACGATCGGCGGAACTATGGAGAAGAGCGCCTTATAGCGGTCGGCGAGGTTGCCGGTGAGGTACTGGTTGTCGTCTATACTGACCGGGGCAGCGTGAGGCGGATCATCTCGGCACGATACGCCAATCGAAAGGAACGGATGACATGGCAATTGTTCGCAAAGCACTGAATACGATTCGTGCGACCAAGCCACGCATCGATCATGCGAAGCTGCGCGCCACCGCTGATGATGACATTGCGCGCCAGATTGCCGAGGACAAAGACACCGCGCCGGAAGTCACCCTCGATATGCTGATTGCACCGGCCAACCTGCGCCGGCGCCTGAACATGACCCAGGAGCAGTTTGCTGCGGCACTCGGCGTCCCGGTCGCGACCCTGCGTAACTGGGAGCAGGGGCGCAACGCGATTGATCCGGCCGCCCGTTCGCTCCTGCTGTTGGTCGCCCGCGATCCCAAAGGGGCATTGGCGGCGCTCGCTGCGGCTCGTACAGCTGCCTGATCAATACGCCGCCACATCGTTCATCAAAACCGCAGTCACGGTCTTGTTCAGAACCGGGTCCTTGGCCGCCTGAAACGCGAAAGTCGCCTGAATGCCGCCAGGACCGGAGATCGGTAGCTTCGGGCGCGGCAGGTAGACCTCGTGCAGCGTGAAAGTGAGTGATTTTTCAGCATCGATCTGCCAGCCGAATGAGAGTTCGCAGGCCGCACCACTTACAGCCTGATCGAGCAACGTGGTATCGGCAAAGCGTACGACAATATTTCCTGTTGCAGCCACCATCGCAGGGTCCGCATCCTCAATGCGGCCATCAGGGCGAATGACTTCGACCTTGTCGAGGTTATTAGAATAGCTGAGCTCGGCTGAGACAACATGGCCGAGCGCCATGCCATCGCGTTTGATCTCGCCCATGAACTGTGAGAAGCGCTCGATGACGGCCTCCACCGGTGTACCTGCGCTTGTAGACGTGTCCTTCGTCTCACCTTGCGCGATCAGACTCATGGTGGCGTTCAAGAGGCCCGAGCGCTGCATCTGGATGCGCATGGTATTGGCACGGGCGCCGACATTCATGCCATAGCTCGGCACCTCCGGCAGCCCGATCTCGATCGCCATCGAAGGCAACGCCGGCGCTCCAGAGGTGAAAGTGTGCACATAATCAGGTGCGATCCCTGTGGTCGTTGGCACGCCGAACAACAATTTAAGCCAATAGCCGAAATTGCGCAGATCAACCGGCACAACGACATCGCCTTCGTTGTTGACTACGTCGCGGCTCGGCGGCAGCGGCTCGCGCCCGAGCCCCAACAGATCGCTCTCGATCAGGTTCTGCTCGTCGCCGAGGCCGGACGACACAAACGGCAGTTTGTGAAATCCGGACGCCGGCGGCGTGCCGTAGGTGACTTCAAAAGCAACCGCCATCACTGCGTTCGCACCGCGGGCGCGAGCCATATCGATCTCCCGGAATGATGTTAATGATATTCAGTTCAGCGGATCGGGCGTGGCATAGGTTGCAATGAGTACGAGATCGGCCCAGCGTCCGGGCAATGCGCCGGAGTTTTCGACATCGGCAGTGGCCGGCGCCTCGGCTTCGATGAAATCGCATAAACCCCATAGCGTCCGATTGGACGTAATCTCGATTCCGATCCGGCCGAGGATTGCATCGAGTGCCTGTTCGCGCGGGCCAATCCCTTGATGCACCGCAACTTCGATCGGGATGCGATGACTGAAGATGTAGGTTAAAGGCGACAGTGTCGCTTCGGGCTCACCCGGATCGCCGTCACGGATAATGACGAGCCCGCCCGACGGAACACGCTCGGGCTTTGCCAGATTGCGTTCGACCTTGGCCTCCGGTACTGCCGCGGTGATCAGAGCGACGATGGCATCGAGCACCTGTTCACGCTTGCTGGTCACGGCACGGTCACGATCAAAATGGCTGCTATGAAAGCAAGGGATGGGAGAATAGTGGCCATTGCCATTCGCGCCTTATGCATGATCATCTCCAATGCTGCGCGAGGATCGTACCGACGCGGTTTGCCCAGCGCTGTGCGATCGGCTCGACATTGAGCCGCTTGCGTAGCGTGACCTGCGGCACCAGGATGAACACGACGACGGTCGATCGACCTGTCAGGCGGGTGAACTGCTCGCCGCTGCGGGTCCGACCGGCGTTCGGCCGTGCCAGCCCTCGTTTGCTCAGCCGCGCGTTGTCGACGACCAGCAGCGACGGCTTTCCGCGACGATAGACAAAGCGCAGCCGCATGCCGGTGCGCCGCTCGAAGCCGCCGGGCGTAATCCGTGCACGAGCGCCGGTCGTCGTCAGACCAGTCGCGCCCGCGGCCGGCGTCGGGATCGCAAGCCAGAAACCGTTCTTCGAGCGGATGGTTACGCCGCGATCGAAGACGTCGACAAGGCTCGGTGCCTTCGACCAGATAAAGGCTGCCGCATCGAGGCTTGCGCCGTCCTCGGGAAAGGTCTTGCCGCGCCAGGTGTTGGCGAGTCGACGTCCGAGGCCGGCATCGACGACATCGGCGCGCAGATCGCCCTTGAGCCCATCGGTGACCTCGCGCATGGCGCCGGTGACCGAGCGCGCTGCCTGTATTTCGTTGTCAGTGAGGACTTTAGCGAGATCGTCGGTCTTCAACGTGAAGCGCATCGGCTCAACCCTGCAACGAGGCCTCGCAGACCCACACCAGCCGCAAGTTGTCAGCAATGGGCGGTGTGATGATTTCGAAGGTGTCGCCATCGAACTCGACCGTGTCGCCGCTCGCAGGTTCGGCAACCTCCGAGCAGCGCACATCGATGAGCACCGTCGGCAAGATTGCTCGGCTGTCGCCGAAGCCGACGATCTGGTCGGGCCGCCGTACGGTGACACGAATAGCGACGCCCGACCCTACCCCGCCATGGCGCCAGATTGCGACGCGGGCAATATTCGGGTCGGTGAACAGCGCATCGATCGCCGCGGTGAATACGTCCACCACGATAGCTTAGTTGCTGGTAGTAATCTTGACGGCAAGTCGCGGGCGCTTGTTGATCGGTAGTGGCGAGGCCTCGGTCTTGACGTCGATGGCGCTACCGTCCAGCCGCGCAATCTGGCGGGCATAGATCGGCAGACCCATGGTGTTGACGGTCTCGATCAGGTTAGCCGGCGCGCCATAGGTCACGAAGGTGTCCATGGTGCCGAGCGGGAAGGCAATGCCTTCGCCCGCTGGAATCAGCGTCTCGGTCGCGCCGGTCGAGAGCGTCACCGTGGCGTTGTATTCCTCAAACACGATACCGGAGAACGGGAAGCGCCGGCGGGTATCCTCGCGCAAGGGCTGCGCCCCAGTTGCGGAAAAGTATTTATACGCTTCCTCGACCCTGGCGTGACCGATCAGCTTGTCGAAGAAACCGGGGCTGACCAACGCGAGCACGCCGGTCATGGTCTCGCCCTTGAGCTCCGTCTCGATGCTGCGAAGCACCTCACGGCACCTGGCCTGGACCTGGGTCGCCGCGGTGCCGAGCACGAAATCGACAGACTGTTGGACGAGCCCGAATTCATCGAAATAATCGTAGAGCGTGATCCCTGCGCCGTCCTTGACGATGCCGCGTAGCGCGTTGACCTCCATGTATTCACGGGTCTGGGCGTGCTTCGCCCGCATGCGGGTGAGTTTTCGCTCCATCACGGTGGCAAGCGGATCTGCGGCGTCGGCCACTCCGAAGCCGCGCACGCCCTGGATATCCTGCGGGGTAATGACGTCGTCGTGCGGGATCCACGGCACGGTGAACGAGCGCATCGAGCGGGTATCGCGGTTGGCGACGGTGGCCGGCCCGCCCAGTGGCACTGTCGGCAGCAGGTTGAGCACGCCCTCGGCCTGCTCAATGATGGCGCTACGTTGGGTGATGCCCTCAAAACGAAACAGCCCCATCTGGCCGAGACGGGTGTAGATATTAGGCAGGATATTGATGGCCTGGGTCATCTCGGCAAGCGTGTAACCGCCTGCGTCGAAGGGATTGATCATCGGAGTCATGGGGTTGGGTCTCCTTAAAAAAGATTGGGCCTCGATGGAGATCCATCGAGGCCCGGCCAAGCGGGGAGGTTCAGAAACGATCAGGCGGTGTCGCGAGCGACGAGCCCCACGACGGACAGCTCGATATGCTTGGCCGCAGTCTTGGCTGCATCGTCGACCGAGACATCGAACACTAATGCCGCCCTCGAGAGGATGACCGGCCCGCGTGCGACGACGAGGCCGGTCTTATCTGCGGTCGTGGCGTCGACGGCCTCGATGAGGACGGCGATCGCAGTCTCAGCACCCTCGTCGCCGGCAAACTGGGCTGCCGGAGACAGGCGGTACTTGCCAGAGGCGGTGATCTTCCCGAGCACCGAGCCAAGCGTGTAGTTGGTGCCGGCCTTGAGGGTAACGGTCTCGCGGCTATAGTTGCCATTGAGCTCATATTTGAGCAGGTCGCCGAGCGTCGGCGCCATGGTGAGAACGGGCATGCGGGATCCTCCTCAAATCTGTCGATGATCAGGCGCGGGCCGCTGCCGCACGCTCCCTGGCGCGCCGCACGATCGGGCTGTCGCCAGCTGCGGGCGTGGACGGCGCCGTGGCGATGACACTCGTCGCCTCGCTCCGCTGGCTAAGCGTGTCGAGCACGGAGCGACGCAGTGCATCGGCGGAGACGCCCCTGGCGACCGCGTCCGCCGCGTCGACCGCGACGCCGAGTCGGGCAGCCTGCGCGGCAACGGCAGCGATCTCGGCGAACTCGGCGCGCAGTCTGCCCGCGGGGTCGGGTTCTATGGCCGGGGCAGTCGCGGGCACGATGGCCGTCTGAGCTGGAGGAACCGCCGGTTCAGGGTTTGCCGGGACCGGAGATGCTGCCGGCAGCGCGGGCTGCGGCTCGTTCGGTTCGTTTCGACTGTGTTCGGTGTCGTTCGTCGCCATGGACGATATCCTCCTGGGTGTCGGATTGCTGGTGGCACGCGGCGCCGAGGCCATGCGGTCGAAATCGGCAGTCATCTCTGCGATGGCGAGGTCGAGCGTGCCGACGCGGTCGGCGAGGCCGGCGCGGATTGCGAGCTCACCGCGATAGATCGCAGCATTCGTGCCGCGCACCGTCTCGCTCGTCAGCCCACGATTGCCGGCAACGAGCCCGCAGAATTCGGCGTAGAGGCGATCGACGTCGGCCTGAATCGTGGCGCGGGCGCGTTCGGACAAGGGCTCGTGCGCATTGCCGTCGACTTTGCGATCGCCGGCGAACACGAAGGTCCAGGCCAGTCCCGCCTTGGCGTCCGCCCCGCTCTCGTCGATGTGAACAGCGACCACGCCGATCGAACCGACTTCGCCGGTGCGCGAGACATAGAGCCGGTCCGTCGCGCTCGCGATGGCATAGGCCGCCGACAGCGCGCTCTCGTTTGCGACGGCCCAGAGCGGCTTTGCGTTCGCGCTCGAAATGGCCTTGATCCGCTCGACCAGGTCGAACAACCCGCCAACCTCTCCGCCCGAGGAGTCGACGTCGAGGATCACGCCGCGCACGCTCGCGTCATCCATGGCGGCGGCGACCGCCTCCGCGATATCGCCGTAGGCCTGGAGTCCGCTCGCGGCGTCGAGATAGCCCGAACGGCCGACAAGCGTTCCGATCACCGAGACGACCGCAATCCTCTCGGCCGTGATCGACGTGAGGGGCGGCGGATCAGTTTGCGGTCCGATCGACTCCAGCGTGCCGCCGGCGAGACGCGGCCCCAGCACACCGAGGATGACCTCGAGCCTGCCGCGCGCGATCAACAGCGGCGTGCCGAATACGCGGCCGGCCAAATGCGGTAGGTCAGGCATTCGCATTGTCCTGTTCGCCGGCCGGCGTGTTGCTCGGCTCACCCTGAAACAGCGGCGAAGCTGCGGGCGACCGGAAACTCAACCCGAGCGAATTCTCGCGTGCCTGGTCGGCCGCGATCTCAGCGTCGACCTGCTCAGCGTCGTAGCCGCGCTCTGCCAATGCTTGCGTTCGGCTCTTCAAACCGGCATCGATCTGCTCGATCTCGGCACGGGCGTCCTTCAGCGGATCGACCCAGTCCCACTTCGGCGGCAGCCAGCCGCAGGCGAGGTGTTCACGCCGCCGCTCGTTATAGCGCGGAAGATCAAGCGCGCCGGCAAGCACCGCCGTGTCCATCCAGCGCGCCCACACCTGGCGGCACAGCTGCCAGACGATCACGGCATGCTGGTAGGCCTCGACCCGCCGGCGGAATTCGAGCAGCGCAAGGCGAGAATTCGAGTAGTTTGCCTTGAGCATATCGTTAGACAGATACGCATAAGGTACACCCAACGCCGCCGAAACCTGCAGCAGCGTACGGTACTGAAACGGCTCGTAAGTTTGTCCCGAGTCGGCCGGCGCCGAGGTCTGCACCTCCTCGCCCGGCTCCAACATGGTGATCTGGCCGGGCTGCAGATCGATGGTGCGCTCGTCGTTCTCGTCACGGCCCTCGGCGGCGTCGAGCGGCTCGGCCGGCGCCGGCGTCGTGATGAACAGCGCGTGCATCGCCGCGACCTTCTTGCGGTCGAGCTCGGCATCGTCGTACTGGTCGAGCAGAAACAACTTCACGATCCCGGCGGCAAACCGTGACACGCCGCGCAACTGGCCGGCCTCGACCGGATCGATGATGTGCACGATCTCGAACGTAGGGATCCGCACTGTCTCGCCGACAAGACCGGGATCCGTGATGTCGCCCGGATGCCGACGCAGGAAGTGGTAGGCGACCCGGCGTCCGATGGCGTCGAACTCGATGCCCAGCCGGATCACGTTGCCGTCCTGCAAAACCTCGTTGCGGTTGAGCGGCAGCATCTCCGAGGGCAGCATCTGCAGCTGCAACGGCACACTCAGCCCATCGTCCGATCGCCGCGGCCGGAACCGGAAGAACACCTCACCGGCGATGAATACCTCACGTGCAGCGCGGCGCTGCAGGCCGTAGAAGTCGGTAAAGCCTTCGGCGTCGGCCTCGTCGGTCCAGTCGAGCCAGAGCTTCTGGACCTGCGCCTTAAGTGCAGAATCCGAGATCGTCGACGACGGCTTGATGCCGGCGCCGACCACGTTGCCGGCCCAGCTCTCGATGGCGTTCGCGGCATAGCCGTTGTTACGAACGAGCCAGCGGGCGCGGGCGGCAATGTCGGGACCGGCCGCGGCGATCAAAGTGTTGAGGTGCGCGCGGCTCGGCTGAAAGCCCTTGAGCCTGCGATTCGCGAGCCCCGCCTCGAAGCCACCGATGAAGGCGCCGACACGGCGACGAAATGCTGTCAGGGAGGCGAGCACTCAAAGCCCCTTCGACGCAGATGTGAGAATGCGGCGCTTGCGACCACCTTCCCGGGTCGCGGCAATGCGGCGCTCGAGATCGGTGATAGCGGCCGCCATCTCGGCATCGCTCGCATATGTGATACGGCGGCCGTCGATTTCGACGGTGCGCACACCGCGGAAGCGCGCCGCGAGCAGCGCATCGCGTTGCGCCAACATATCTTCGAGTGTCATGGCTCAACTCAGATAGCTCGACTGGAATACGCGGCGGCCGTGGCGCGTTGGCCGGGGACGAATGACGCCGGCTACGGCACCGCTCTCCAATCGCGGATCGGCCGACTGTTCGCTGTCGACCTCCTCCACTGGTCCGATCTGGCGTTCCAGATCGGACCACATCGCCTCGGTCCAGCGGTCGGCGCCAACGATCCAGGCGGCGGCACGGGCGTAGACGCGGCAGTCGAGCGCTTCGTTACGCTCTCTGAGCTTTTGCCATTCGAGGCGGGCGAAACCGCGTTTTGTGCGCACGGTCACCAGCTGCTCGGCCGTGAACTGCTTGAGCCATTCGTTCTCGACCCAGTGCGGCAAATGCACCGCTCCAGGCGGAAACACGCCACCGCCTGCACGTTCTTCCTCGGTTGGTTGTTCCAGCCGCAGAAAGCGATAGGTCTCGGCCTTGAAGGTCGACACCGCCACGGTCCACAGCCGCGCGCCGCGGCGCAGGCGCTTGCCACCCTCGGTCGCGTCAACGAAGGTCGGGCCCGATACCGGGCTCGAGCGGTTGAAGCCCTCGACGCCCTTGACTGGCGCGACCTGCATAAATCCCTGCCGGCGTGACCAGGCGTAGACCGCGGGCGCCTCGAAGCCGGTGTCGATGGCGAGCCGCGCGATCCTCAAGTGAGCGCCGCGCTGGTGCGACCAGATGCGGTCCAACAGCGCCGTCAATTCCGCCCATGCTTCCGGCCGGTCGGGCCCGCCCGCGATCACGATATGATCGACGAGCCAGCTCTCCAGCCCACGGCCCCAGGCCCAGACATCGATCTCGATCCGGTCCTTCTGGACGTCGGCGCCTGCAGTCAGGAATAACCCGCCCGCAGGAACCGTGCCTGATGTCCAGTGCTCACGCCGATCATAGAGCCGCCGCCAGTCCGGCGCCTCACCGGTCTCGACCCAGCTCTCACCAAGGACAGTGTTGCGGAAGGCTCGCAGCGCCTCGTCCGAGCCCATCGCCGCCTCGTGCGCTCGCGCGATTTGCATCCAGCTCATCCAACCCGGCGGCGAATACAGCGCCGAGAGGTGGTAGCCGACCGTCGTAGGATCAACAGCTGCTGCCGTCGGTCGCCATTCGCCGCGCTCCAGCATCGTCGCCTTATGGTACTCGGCAATCGCGCCATCGCAGGAGCCACATGAATAATGCGCGCTTTCTGGTCTCCCCTTGTCCCAGCGCAGCTGCTCGAACTTCAGCCACTGCATCTCGCGGCAATGCGGGCACGGCACGAAGTAGCGCCGCTGGTCGCTTGCCTCATATTCACGCTCGATGCGCGAGAGACCGCGGATCGTCGGCGTCGAAACCAGCAACACTTTCCGCCGATGCGCGAAGGTCAGCGACCGGGCTTCGGCGAGCGTCACCGGATCGCCTTCCTCGTCGGCCGAGGCCGGATAGGCATCGACCTCGTCGAGAAAGATGTAGCGAGCCGGCGTCGAGCGCAGGCCCACCGCCGAGTTGGCGCCCGTCATGATCAGAATGCCGCCAGCGAATTCCTTGGACAGCATGGTGTTGCCGGCGTCGCGTGAGCGCGCCGGTTTGACGCGGTCCCGCAGCTCGGGACTTTCGTCGATCAGCGGATCGATGCGCTGGCGCGAGTTGCGTTTGGCCAGTTCCACCGTCGGCTGCACGGCCAGCATCGGTCCCGGTGCCTGGTGGATGACAAAACCGATCCAGTTGTTGCCGGCCTCGGTCGCGCCGACCTGTGCAGCTTTCATGAACACGATGCGCTGTGCCGGATCGCCAGGCGATAGCCGATCCATGATCTCGCGCATATAGGGCGTGCGCACGGTACGATAGCGTCCGGGCTCAGCGGACGCCCGCGATCCCAGCCGGCGATGGCGATCCGCCCACTGCGAGACCGTCATGTCGGGGTCTGGCGTAAGGCCGCTGCGCCATGCGCGAAGGATCTCCGCGGCGCCGTCGAAACCAAGAATATCGTCATTCAAGTCGCGGGCGGATTTCCGCAAGGCTGCCAAGCTGGCTGCGGACATAGGCTTCCAGAACCTTCTGCATCAGCGCCGCCTCCACCATGATGCCCTGACCCAGTTCGCCGGATAGCTCCGCCGCCATCAGCGCTGCCGCCCGTGCCGGCCACGTCACCCAGGCATCGCGTTCCTCGCGCGCCAGCCGGAACACCAGCATCTCGGTGCGTGCCCGATCGATCAGCTCACCCTTCAAGATCTGCAGCTTCAACCGCCGCTCCTGCGCCTTCAGCACTTCGTTGGCGGTCTTGGCCTGCAGGTAGGTCGTGCCGCTACCAGCGGCCGGTGCCGCCAAACCCTGTTCGCGCAGCGTGTCGCCAACGGCGGTTACAGCTTCCTCAGACACCGGCTTGAG